TTGAACATCGGTATGTCGTGAGGCATGAGCGGATAGTCCATGTATGCACTGAATCCTTTAGCGATGCGCTGCATATTGTAAATCGGGTGTCCGTAAACGACACCGCGTTCCTGGACAAGCTGGACAGCTTCATTAAATAACTTCTCAGTTGTTGTCGGCATTAGTTTTATTATCAATCATTCTGCGGTGCATATCCCAGCCGTCTTTACGGCCTCGCCAATAGTGTGTTTGCTTTGCATCCTCAAAGAATCCATAAGCAACAATAATTCCAACCATAGATGCTACCCATAACAAGCCTGCTTCTTTTAGGCTCATGCTGATACCTGCATTCTTGCGGCAAACAGTTCAAGCACTACAGCTGTATTAGTGTCTTGATTCTTAACCATAAACTCATCTACTTGTAATAACACTGCATGTATTTGATCTGCTAGATCTGTACGACCTAAATCAAATAGCAGTTGTATTGCATTATCTAACGTATCAATCGTTTCACCTCTAAGAGTGTTCTTGCGAATCACCTCTTGTGTGTGTAGATGTATTTCTTGTGCGCTCACGTAGCCCTACTTCCTGTACCAGAGTTTCTGGCATGGCAATAGTGTTGCACCTGTGTACGACTTTGTGGATTATTTAAGGCGTAGTTTGTATAACGTTTGTATAACGAATTATTTGTAAAGTTTGCCTTCAAATATGAAACTGCCATCGGAATTGACAGGAATAGTAACAACTTGGACTTTACGCTCGTGCACATAGGCAACTGCGAATCCTGTCTGCCAGTTGGCATAGCCCCTTGTATAAGCCATACCGCTTGAACTCAACGATACCATACAACCGACTTCGACACCCCATACAGTACGCCCAAATTGGCCTCTAGATGCCTCTGTAAAGGCCGTTTGGCCTAATCTATGGGTATGTCCACACACTACGCTCTTTCCATGCCTTCTAGCCCCATTTAAGGCCGTTTGACCGGGTATTTGAGATATGGGGAATGTATCGCCATGGACTGCTATCCAGCCTGGTGCCCAATCAATACCCTGTGGCGCAAACTTAATTCCTAGCTTGTCGTAGCCCATGAATCGCTCGTATTGCATTTCAGGTAAATTAAGAAAACTTGGTAATCGTCTTTTAATAGATTTGTAAAGTCTAATGCCGTGGTTGCTACCGACCACATCTGTAACACCTAAATAACTTATTACTTCTTGGGTCAACTGTCGATCTTCGTGAATGTTGCCGACCATTTCATCAATAGTGTTAGCGTTGAAACCGCCTAACTGTGGCAGATCAATCTCATCACCAATACAAATAGTGCGATGGGGTTTCCATTTAGCTAGGAAACGGCCTACTGATTTGACTATTGCATCGTTGTAAAAAGGTACTTGGAGATCGCTGACAAACGCTATGCGCTTAATCGTCATCCTCTTCTGGGGTAGGTATGGATGGGATAATGCCATCTTCGCCTACTACCCAATCGGGCATAGAAGATGGACTATCCATTAAATAGAGTGCAACAGATTCAGAGAATCCGGCTTTACGTGCAGCTCTAAACATCTCATGCTTGGCAATATAAAACACTTCTAGCTTAGATAAAGGATCTGGCGATTTACGTACTACGCGCCTATTGATCTTTTTTCGCTTACGTGTATTAGCCATGTGTTTATTGTCTCTTACTTATAATAGAAAACAGATCATCAACACGCTGCTCTAATCTAGTTAACTGATCTTTCATGCTAGAGCCACCATTAGGGCGTAACTCATTCAACCAGCCTTTAATAAGAAAGCGCAGACCCACTAATAAACTTGTTAATACCGCGCACACGCCAGCCCCAAAGCCAGCCCACTCTGCCGGTGTCATGATTCATTAGCACCGATACCATAAACAGGATCTGATGCATCTAAAGCCCTAGCTGCTGGACCGGCTAAAGCTGCAACAATTACAGAAATAGCAGGATCTAAACCTAATTCATTACTAGCTAGAAATGTTAAGAAGGATACTAATACCCCACGTGCGTAGGATTTTAATATTGCCTTTTGCTTTTTACTGATTTTCATATTTTTCCCCCTAGTAGTGGTATATCAAACGCCTTGCCATCTTTGTCGCCTAACTTTGTAAAGCTGACATGTACGTGCCTTGTGTGTTTATTAAATCCAGAATATTTACGCCACTTAAAATTAAGAATCCTGCTAGCGATCATGCCATTATGTATTACGTAAGATATGCGCTTATCGGTTTTCGCACAGATTCTGATCTGGTCAGCCAGATAAACCGAGAGCCCTTCGGATGAATCCAAGCGAGAATCAATATCAATGGCTCGCACGCATCCGGTGCTGTCTGGATTATGATCCGATTTTCTGGCACTGTGACGAGCATCACCAATCCACCCATCACTGGTAGTGCGCCTATCTGGATACCAGGTAGTAACGGCATCTCTAAGCTCTACTCCTGCTGCGCATAACCAAGGCTTCATTATGACAGAAGTAGTTTGGCTTCCTCAGCTGTAATGCCAAGTTTTGTTAATAAAGCAGTTTTATTGTTTGCTTCTGTTTCGGCTTTGACTTTTTTTGCTTGTGCATTAGCCGCATCGATTTCCATTTGTGCAATTTCATCAGCAGTTGCATCTCTGACAATTTCCTCGCCAGTTTCGCAGTTGTATATTTTCACTTGTGGTTTACTCATTATTTAACTCCGTAAAGGTACGCTGTACCGCTAGTAAAATTGCCGCCTGATTCAACAGATAAGTTAATTGATGTGATTGCCGCAGTATTTCTCCATAATTGGCTTACTGCCCATAAATTGTAAAGTGTTGGCGTTGTTGCATCATTTGTAAATGATACTGATTTACCCATTTTCCAAGTTGTAGTGTTTGCATAATTATAAAAATCAGCCTGAATCAATCCCTCGGCGGTTGTATTGTCATTACGAAACCCAAGAAGCATAGCAGTATCAGTTGCGGCTGCGCCACGGTTATCACTTAATCCGTCAGATACATATAAACCACTAGAATCACTATTAAATCTTGCGTTTAAAAACTTGTTATCAGTTGCAGGTTTAAAATTAGTAATAATCAATTGCAAATTATTATAGGTGCTAGGAATTGAACCTATTGTAACAGTTGCACCAGTTAATGTTGTGCCACCTGTGTTAATCAAAGTCATACCGCCACCAGCTGCGCCTACAGTTTGCCATGCAGCACCATCATAAAATTGAGTTGCGTTGGTGTCTTTTAAGTAAGACATGTTGCCTTCTTGCGGTGATGTGACGGCAGCTGTTCTAGCAGCAGCATTGGCAAAAACCCAAGTGCCTTGCATTAAATAACCATCTACATCATCAGCGGTTAATACCTCACCGGTAACAAAGTCCTTAAAACCTAATCCTGCTGCCATTGTATCTCCTTAGTAACTGAGGACATTATAGTCTAAAGTGCCATAAATCGTATTATTTAGGATAAATGCGTCTATAACGGGCTCTAATGTCGTGAACGTAGTTTTCCAACTATTCGGTGATATGTTCATTTTGACACCGAAAATCTGTAATGTTTTTTCCAAGGTAGATCCACCTGGTTGTGTAGTAATCACCTTTATAGGATCGAAAAAGTCTAAGTCTAAAGCTGCAATTATGCCTGTGTTGTAGTTAGGCGTGTATAGATCTAGGACTATAGAATCTACCCGGATGCTTGTCTCAGCCCTACTAGCAACATAAGCCTGTGCGTAATCTAAAGCTACTGCGTCTGTTTGCATAAGTAGGTTATCTAAGAAATAACTATGTAGAAAGTATTTATCTATGCTGGCCTGGTTTAAAGCTACCTGTGCGCTACCGCCAGTCCTAGTAATAGTAGCTTTGTTGAATATAAGCACATCATTAAGAATCCAACTAGCATCAAAATAAGTTATACCTGTGCCATTATCCGCAAAGACTGTAGGTGTGCCGCCAATAGACCCGGCAGTTACTGATCTGTCTTGAAATACAAATGAGCCAGTAGCATCTACATATAAAGATCCATACTCAGATGATGCTACGGTACTTAATGCTTGTAATGCTGTGCGGTTAGTGCCTGGGTCTGCCTGCATTGTAGTAAGACCTGCATCTACATCACGCATAGATGAAGGCCAGCCAATTTGATCTAATATCTGATTAACACGTGTGCCCGATAGATTGCCAGCAGTAGCCCCTGTAACTGTGCTGATCTGGGCTAATTGGGCTAATCTAAATGCATCTACCGCCTGTATGGTAGTTATGGCTAAATCTTCGCCAGAATCATCTGGGTATGTAGTTACATAACTTGTAATAAAACCTTGAAATATTGGATAAATAACACCGCCATAGGTTGCACTAATCTGCACCTTCTTCATCGGTGTAAGTAATTCGTAATAAGGGCCTGTTACGTTCTGTGGGTTAAAGTCGCCATTCTGATCTACTATGCGTAATGTAAGCGTGCCTGTCTGGAATTGATCTGATAATGCAGTACGGCCTCTATTAGTCTCTATGCGGTTTACTTTATCGGAGACATCTACAATTACAGCTGCTGAATCACCTAAAGTGTTAATGTCTAATATTCCTGAATCTAAAATCATGGTCTGGGCAAAGCCTGGCCCAGTGCTAAAGTTAATTAAAGCATTTATTACTGGTATTGGCATTATAAAAATCCAGCAGGTACTGTTGAATAACCTGACCTTGTTGCTACCTGTATGCTCTCTGCTATAGCTTGGCTTAATTTGTCGCCACCTGCATCTACAGTTACTCTAATTTGCATAGCTTCTTGTGGAGTAACTCTTAATGAAGACAGTGGATCATATGAGGTTGTAGCCGGTGGCATTCCCGCATAATTAGGATTAACTAAACCGTTAATAATCGAGTTTGTAGTATCAATAGCATTAGCACCTTTAGTACCAAAAGCACCAGCTAAGCCGCCTAAAAGAGCTGCCAAAGTGGCTAGATCTAAACTAGCCGCTTTATCGGCTGCAGTTGGTTTTAATCCGCTTAAAGGATCCCATCCTTTTAATTTATCCAGAGATTTTTTAGCATCATCAGCAGATCCGGCTAATTCTTCTAATCCTTGCTGTGCATTTCGTTCAGCTAAATACTTAGCGGCCATAGCAGCATTACCGTCAAGGATTGCTAATTTATCTGCTATGCGTGCTTTAGTTTCTTCATCGGTTGCAGCATTAAGTGCAGCCATCAAACCTACACGCTCTACATCGTACTTATCTATAAGTCCTTGTAGGGCGGCCTTAGCCTTTAATGCAGCGTTTTCAGCCGCACGTAATTTATTAGCATTCTTAATAGCCATAGCTTCTTTAGCACGTGCTATATCCGCACCGGCACTAGCACCTAAACCATAGGTAAAGTTAGAAGTAGGAGCGTTTGCGGCAGCAGATACGCCTTTTCCAACATTATAATAAGAACTTAATACCGGGGCATTTCTTAATATAAAGTCTAAGGCACTGCCATTACCTACTTTTACATTAAATAATTTGTTTAATGATCCTACTAAAGATGTTATGCCTGCTACTAAGTAAGATATAGCAGTAGCGGTACTGTTTAGATCAGTTGCAAACTTGTCTAATGATTTGTCTTTACCTAAAGACGATAACGCATCTAATAAGCCTTTACCAATAATCTCTGTAGCATCAGCTGTGGCAACTTTAAGTTTATCCATCTTGCCAGCATAGGTATCTAATCTTGCTAAAGCTTGGCCTGAAAACTTTCTACTTAATTCATCAAGGATCTTACCCATATCACCACTAGCCAGGGTTGCCTTGTCTAATCCTGCGCCTAGTCTGGATAGAGCTGTAGTTTGACCTGCAAAGCCTTTAGCCAGGGCCGCGCTAACTTCTTCAACAGATCTACCTGTGGCAGCTGATACATCTAAAGCAACGGCTAAAGCTCTTTGGCTTTGGATCAGTGAGCCGCTTGCGGTCAACAAAGTCTGGAATGCTGGTCGTAATTGATCGTCTAATACGCCATACATCTTCTGCAGGTTGGCTATATAATATTCAACGTCTGGAGCTGAAAATTGGTAACCGGTATTCTTTAATTGAATCTCTAATGATTTAGCAGCCTTCTGGTCTGCGGCAAAAGCAGATGCGGCCTTCTTGCCAAAGTTAATTATTGCAGCCGCACCAAAGGTAATGCCTAAAGTTCTTCCTAAACTTTTAAGGCTTTTTTCAAATGACGTTACATCTTTCTTGCCTTTAGCAAGTCCTTTGCCGTTATATTCGGATAGGATCGAGAAAATTAAATTAGCCATTTACTGCCCTTCTAATTTCAGTGCGTTTAACAAACTTAGCGGCAGTTTCATCTAATGCTTTTAATATATGAGACATGGCTTTACCTTGCTCTTCGGCAGCCGCTCTGTATATCAATCTTCCCTTTTGCTTATAACCTTTATTGTTACCAACTATACCTTGTGGTCTAGCATTAACTAATGGGCCTGCAGCTGCAATAAATTGTGCGCCTGCTCGTGGGTTATTTGAGTGTGAAATACTTTTATCAGTTTCACTAACATCTCTACCGATCCAAGGTGCGCCACCTGGACCTGATTTACGGCCAGCAGTTTCAAAGATAGCACCTGGTGCGCTGTTATTAGACACGTAGTTACTAGCAGCCCAACCTTTTGCATTACGCTTATTTCTGCCAGCATTATATTTAATACCTTCTATTACCTGCGCCTGATTATATTTAGGAAAGGTACGATATTTCATAGGTCCGACAATTCCAGCAGACTTAGTCCAGCCTGATAACACTTCTGTATCTGCCGGAGCATAGCCTCTAGCTTTATCTCTAATAGGAATCATGGCAGCTCTGGTTTGTGCTTGCACGTCTTTTAACAAATCTTTATCTACGAGACTTAAGGCTTTTTTCATCTCTTTAATGCCTGTTACGTTTACTGGCATTCTTGATCTCCTTAGCTCGATCAGATAACACTTGGATTATTGCCCTAAGCATTTCTGAATCCATATCAATAAAATACTGCGGCGCGATACCTGTTTCTATCGAGAGACTAGCAATCGAATAGATCATAGAGTCGCGCTGTACTATTTTTTTTCGTCATCCAATACTTCTACGGTATCTAAAGAGTCTATAAACTCTGTACCGAAGATAGGCACTGTGATATTAGCTCTACGTAAGCACTCCCAAGCAAGCCAGTAAATATGGGTTTGTTGCTCATGCTCACGTAGCATTTTGCTAATACCGTTAGACCACTTTAACTCGAAAGCGTACTCGACACCCGGTGTAATTTTGTGTTCAGTAACTTCACCGTTAGCCCTTGTTATCTTTAGCTTTGCCATTAGTTCTCCTTAGATTACAGCTACAGTTATTACGCTGTTGCAGGTAAATGTAATGCTTTGTGATGAAATATCGCCAACAGCACCATTTACGTTTTGTAGGTTATTAACCAATACAGTAGTTGAATATGATGGGTTTGTTGCTGATACTGCGCCAGATGCTTGCTTGATTACGACAGGTACAGTTGTACCATAGGCAGCACGCAAGGTTGGGATTACAGTAGTTGCAGCATTGTCATTTAAGAAATCTAGAGTAATAGTGCTTGCCTCTAGTCCCTTAGCAAACTTATGAGCAGTATCGCCCATAGCGGTTACTTCTAGCTCATCAAATGATTGATTGATGGTAACAGATGTAACATACGCTGAAAGATCAACGCTATTAAATGTTACCGATGCGGTGTTATTTAAGAAAATTGCCATTGTTACTCCTTGTCTTTCTCTTTAGTAGTTGCAGGTTTTGGTGCTTCTTCGATCTGACCTATCTTTTTTAAGAAGGCTAAATCTTCAGGTGTTAGGCTCATTTTAACTCCAGCTCGTTAGAATTGATACTGTTATTTCTGATGTTAATAAATCTCCACTAGCTGCGTTAGTAATAGCTGGAGCGGAGACACTTGATATGTTGTAAACTAGGTTCGATGCCGCTAGTTTAGTTACGACTGCCACGATAAAGTTTTCTATACCTAGTAAGTTGCCTTGGTTGTCAAATGCAGGCGTAGTTATTAAAATTTTAAAATTAGCCATAGGTGCGATGCTTGTCTGGCTGTTATTGCTTGGCTCAATATAAGGATCGCTAGGTGTAACTACCACGCTATTAGCAAGCAGGGTTGCAGGTGGAAAACTAAAGGTGGACCATACTCCAGCGTTGGCTAAAGCTGTTGCTAGCGTGCCACGTAGAGTGCTTATTGCGGCCATTAGCCGACCAGTGAGTTAGGACTTGAATACGGCTGGATGAGACCACGCACCCTATTTATCAGTTGGTATCCCATTCTGTAGGGACTAGCACTGATCCCATCCATGCCTACCCCACCTGTCTGGCTCACTTGACGTGCTTGCCAGATGTCAACAGCCACTATCATCGCGGCCTCTCTTATGGCAGGGGTCGCAGTGTAAGCCTGTGATTTGGTGTCTGGGCCAGCGGCTTTGCCGTATGGTTTAATAAAGTGAAAGTTATCGTTTGCAGCTGTCTTTGCGTATTGAACAAAGCTGTAGCCATTAGGGTATGAACTAAATGAGTATGTACTCCAAAACATTGTGCCTATTGAGGCGGGTACTGTTGTACCAGGAAATGATCCGGTTATTGTGTATGTGCCGTTATATGTCGCGCCACAATTACTTACTGTAATTGATTGACCGGTAACAAATATGCCAGGGCTTGCTAATACTAAAGTTGCTACGTTGTTGTTAATAGATGAGCCCACTACAGGGGCATCATTTTGCCATAGATATTGATTGATTAAATCTTCTGCTGATTGACAGCACTCTTCTACAGTTGCATCACTGTATAAACTGCCAATACCTAAGTTGCTGCGCAACTCGGCTGTTGTAACCATTGTGGCTGGCATGCTGTCCTCTCTTAAAAAGCTCCCTAGGGCTAGGGCTACTAAACCCTAGGGATTATTAAATTGCTAAGTTATTAGCTTAGGTTGAAGCGGCGAACGCCACCAGCGACTAATACACCAACGGCCATGTAGCCATATAGTGCTGTCTCAATCTCGCCTGTTGCTGGCTGATTTACAGATAGTCGTAGGATTGGTGATTCGTAAATTGATACTGAAGATGGTACAACAATAAATGCAGACTCATCGATAGTAGTTGACACTGCGTTTGGATCTACGTATAGATCTAGACCTAATACGTTACCACGTAGTGATGTTGGTGCAGATACTCCTGCGTTGTTCATTGGATTAGCAGCGTTGTAAATTGGGCGACCAGTTGTATCGGTTGCGCCTAATAGTAGAGACCACTGTGATGTACCAGCGATGTACTTAGTTGCTAACTCACCTGTTGCAAGGTATGCAGCTGGTGCTTGTGTTGAAACGTAGGAGATAATTCCTGCTGAATCTGCTGCTACTCCTGTAGCTTGTGTGCCGCCTGCTGTTAATGCTGCAATTACTGCTGCATCGGTTGCTTTGTTGTAAGCACGTGTCATGTTGTCAAGCATGGCTGCAAAGAACTCTGGTGAGCTTCGCTCTAAGATTTCTAAGCTGTAGCGTTGTAGTCCAGCATACTTCTTAACAGTTAGGTTTACGTATGAAGATACGATACCTGTCTCTGAAGGTCCTGCTGCTTCTGCAGTTTCTGCCACTGTTCCAGATGTAGTGATCTTTGGTACTGAGATTGTCATACCGGCTGCAGGTAGCGCACGTGAACCGATTGCGTCTACTGCTGGGCGTGATCCAATAAGTGTATCTACTACTGTAGGTACGAATTGTGTTGGAGAAAATGCTGGGTTAGTTGTAAATGAATCATCTGCAGCAGTTAGGTACTTTGCTACGTCTGCCTCTGCTTTCATTACCCATGTTGCTGATTCGTGGTTACCTAATTTTGCTTTAATGCTGTGTTCTAGCATGTGTGCTTGGGTCTTAATTGGTGAGCGAGGCTCTGTGTAGAAGGATGCACTAATTGTTGGGCGTGCGGCCTCTACTGGAGCAACCTCTACCACTGGTACTGCTGTTGGCTCGGTGGTGTTGTCCACTTGTGCCTCACTTTCCGTAGTTGGTTGATTTGTTGCATCCGCTTCGCCTTCGCTAGCGGCAACTTTAGTTACTTGTGCTTCTGTGAATGCTGGTGATTCAACCAGGCTTACTTCTTTTAGTGTTGCTTTAGTTACATAGATGTAATCTTTTTTCTGTGATGATTTGATTACATCTACGCCTACAGATAGGCCATCTATTAACTGCTCTGATGCAAGCATTAGCGCATCTGATCCTTGCATGCTTGCGCTAATCTTAAAGCTAGCATAGATACCATCTTCTGCCTCATTAAACTTTTGCATACGACCAATAGGTCTATCATTTTGATGTTGCATTAACATCTTAATTTTTCCAGGATCGCCTACATCTATTGACCCTTTAGCAAACACCACTTTGCCGACACTGGTGTTACCAGGTACTTCAAAGGGCACAATTTTGCCAGCGATAACTCTGCGCTCACTGTCTGCGCTCTCAATTTGGCTGCTAAATGTAAGAATCAATTTGAATCCGCCCATGTTGACACATCAAATGTAAATGATGGGGTTGTGCCTTCTACTACCCAGATTACTCGTAAGCGATCTGTAAAAGCAGTTGTTAGGCGAACTACTTCTCTAGTCACGCCAGTAGCTGTAGTAAAAGTGGTAATTGTATTCCAGTTAGTACCATCTACTGTGTCTTGTACTGCAACACTTAGTGAAGGTAATGTGCCACTTGCGGCAGTTACGTTTAATTGTAAAACTAATAATCTAGCTGCAGCAAATCCAGTTACGGCAGTTCCTGCTGCTGTTGTTGTTCTAGCAGCTGAAGCTAATAACGATACTGTGCTTGCAGGTATATTGGCTTGTTGTATATCACTCATGCATTTTCTCCTTTTGCGCTGTTAATGTACTCAGCATCGCCACTTTGATTGCCGTTTGGTGTTAGATCTTCCATTTCCTTTGCTTGCTCTAAGTCTATAAGTCCTAGAGTTAACATCTTTTCTATTGTCTCTAATCTTGCTTTATCGTCTGTTCGTAAAAATGTTTCGCTAATATTAAAGCGCACAGTATGGCCATTAGCAGTTATATCATTCATGCTTAGACGATCTTCAATAGCACAAATATAAGGCTGTAATGAATAAGCAACAAACTCTTTACGGCCATCAATAATGTTTTGGTAAGTCATGCTGTTATTCATATCAGCAGATATGTAATATGCCGGTACGTTCATCGCACGTGCGATCTGAGTAGCCAGGTATTGTGATGCTTCGTTATACATCATATCTTTAGGACTGAATCCGACAGTCTCGTAAGATAGTGTGCTAGTTAGGTATGCAGTAGATCTAGATTGACGTGCTTGCTTCCAAGCTGCTAATAATCCTTGTACTTGTGCTTCTGGCATATCTGCGCCAGTGTTTTTTAGGAATCCTGTTGCCATTGGTGTCTGTGCTGCTACAGCTGCAGCTTTTTCTAAATCTAATGCGCTTTGTATTGTGCGACCTGCAGTTTGTAATACACCTTGTGTTAATCCTTGAAATGTAACTAATGATCCAACGCCGACCATAGGAACTTTTTCGTTATCTACTGTGTAATATAAAACTTCTGTACCTAATGGATTTAATTGTGCAACTACTCGTGTGTTGTTAATCCATTCAAAACGTGCTGGCCTCAAATCATCTGCATAAACTTCTGTAACACGCCAATATGCAACACCGTAAAATATAAGACTATCGACAGTCCACGAGATAGTGACGGATCGTGGCTGTCGAATATCTGGCTGCTCGCACCAGAGTGGCTTCGCTAATTCTTCGCCTGTAGATTTTCTATACAGCTCTAATGGTAAATAGCCTATAACACCTTTAATTAAATTAGCGCATCTGTTGACTGCTGGCACTTGTGTTGCAAGTGTGCGATCCATAGGACCTGCACCAAATGTGTTATATCCAAAACCAATTAAACTATCGCCCATAACGGCAGGGGCGTATTGCGCTTGAACGGATTCTTTTTTATTATTTATACCCAAAGCAGACAATAGACCCATATAGGTATTATATACCATAAATCGGACTAATGGTACAAGTTAGACAAATATCTGTGCGGTTTGTTGTGGGCGTGTCAACTGGCTTACAACCATGGCCAGAGATATTGCAGCTGTAACATCACCGGCTGATTTTCTTCTAATTATGCGCCAGCCAGCATCGCTTGTCTTTGCAGCGCAATTATTTAGGTGTTGTACTAGATCCGATTGACCACTGTGAACCATTCTGCCATTAGCCATGGCATCGGATAAATCTGAACATGCCTGGTAGAACGCTTGGCCGCTAACATCTTGCATGCGCCAACCGCTTTGCTCTAATCGTGTGGCTATTGACTGCGTGGCGTACTTGTCAAAACAGATTATATGTGGATGGTATTTTTTAGCCCACTCATTTATATCACTTGCCATCTTTACTTCATCTATTGCAATATCACTATGCCACAGCTGTGCAAGTCCTACGGCTATTTTGCCGTCTTTCATCTGACCCATTATCAACGCACCCGATCTGCGTGTAGGTGCAATATCAAAGGCCATTATAGTCATCGGTCCGACAGGGATCTCTAATGTACTGTCACTGCATGCTTCTATACTGCCATAAACCCAAGGGCTGACTGTGCTATCTACCCACTGGCATAACATCTCAGTACGAGTAGCTTCTATGCTATTTGTGTTTACAGATTCTTCTAAAGTCTGCTCACTTATCAAATGCCCTAATGCTGGGTTAGCCATAGCCCATGCTTTACGGTCATGGATTTTACAATGTTGCGGTGCAGACCATTCATAATAACCTAAATTGTCAGGTGGATATGATAGACATCGTTCGCGTAAATCATTAAGCACTGTACTAAATCCATCGCCTGCATTACTCGTCATTAACGTCATAGCCGCAGGTCTAGCACGAGTGACTGGCAGTGCAGCTGTAAGTGCTTCGGGTGTCCATTCGCGTAACTCATCTATGTATAAGAAGTCTGCAGTCTTACCACGTGGCGCATCTCTGGTAGCTGCTGCAATCTCATAACGTGCGCCACTTTTTAACGTAATAGATTCTTGACCATTAGCCAGGCGGATCTGTCTTACCTGCTCTTTTAAGAATGGATTATCCTCAATCGTGTATGCAACCTGCCTAAATGTATCCAATGCCATATTTCGGTTAGAAGACATGCCCAACACATTCTTAGAGCTCCATAAGAACAGGTGGCTAAGGATTAACATGCGAGCCAGGTGAGTTTTGCCATTCTGACGTGCTACCAATATCAATGCTGTCTTTTTGCGCCAATTTTGCTCATCATCTACAGCTAGTAAATCATCAAGCACCCAACGCTGCCAAGGAATCAACGGCAAACCAATTTTCTCAGCTAGATCTGCGACCTCTTGTGATTTAGATGGGCCTTTTAATAATGGCGTGTGGATTCTAGGCTCAGTGCTGCCAATTAGAGCCTCCCCTCGTTTGAGAGGAATTACTTTCGCATCAGTCTGCATCGAAGTTAAGCGTATCAGGTTTAATAAAAGGTGAATCCGGAACGGTTCGGACCGTCTCAGGGAGAGAACGTTCTGAAAAGATAGGGGGGGTCGCCTTGTGGCTAAAAAAACGACCGCCTTTAGAGCTGTTGCAAGATTTACACATGGCTTGCAGATTATCCATAGCCCACATGTCGCCACCTTTAACTCGTGGAATGATGTGATCTACTGTGTTTGCTGGCTGACCACACACGCACTGTCTGCCATCTCTGTCTAATACTGCTAATCGCAGTTTCTTCCATTTGCCACTACCTATTGCACGTTCGCTCAATGCCAACCCTTTGCCTTGTAATGTTCTAATGCTTTACACATAGATCCGTATCTATTTTTATTGTATTTAATACCCCATTCTACTTGCTTATAACCATTAGCAGTTCTTAACCATTCGCTCTTACCTTGTGGTATACCAAAGTGATTACCAGATGGTGATACTGCTTTAGGATTCCATCTAGATTCTCTGTAATACAGGTAGTCTAAACAATAGAACTCATCTAAGTTATTAAGCTGTATAAATGCCCACTGCCTGTAATGATTAGTCTTATCAAGGGCAACGGAATAATCTTTTGATAAGCAACTGCTAAATGCAATTAGCAATAGGGTGGCCCAGACTCTGCGCCTACCGGGCCTAGCCTTTGGCGGCCCAGCTTTTCGATTTAAGATCGAACGCTTTCTGTTCAGGGTAGCATGCCTTGTCAAATTGATTAACATAACCGCAGGTCACAAGGCGTGTCAAAGAAAGGCACAATGTTGTATTGATCTATCCAATTATAATCGTAGCCAGCCTCACTCATGGTTTACCGCCCCATCCACCACCCTTGAATATTAAACCAGGTGCTGAGTAGATGCGAGACATCTGCAAATTACATTTAGGGCAATCCATACCGGTTATATCATCATCGTAGGATTTCTGCACAGATCCATATGTGCCACAATCATTACAGCTGTATTCATAGGTAGGCATTACTTAGCTCCAATCAGGGCACAAGTGTGGCAACCAGTGTTTAAGAATTGCCAGCCACCACACTTAGTGCATCTATCTATGCTGCTGTCCGGGATATGCAACGCTTCAGCAATATTCTTAACGCCAACGCAGCCACAGCTCATACACTGATAAGCCTTAAACCCTTCAGGCGTATCTAATTGCTCGAGCCATAAGAACTCTGTTTTAGCTTTACAGCCATTACATTTGAATTGTGGGTGCATTATGGTAATATCCTTACTGCCGACACTGGCACTGAGTACAAATCAAATAGTTACCACTATGTATTAACCTGTCATCATTACAAGCTATACATAAGTCACTTGAAGGTATGAACTTTACCTGGTCGTTTTCCATTCGCTCCAGGTAAGGTCCACCTCTTAATATCTCTATATATCCCATTTACTCACCCCCTTTACCAGATTCCGAATCATCCGGCCAATACCACGTGCCAGCAGCTGTAAGTTTTGCCCACTTAGCATCACACTGATCTGCCTTCGGTGCAATACATACATAACCTGCATATGGTTTATTTGTAGCCTTGGCGATGCCTTCTTTCTTTACCATATCACCATGCCTGCAAGTAAAATTAACAGCGACCACTTCGCCAATTTGAGCAACAGTTTCACCAACAGACCATTCAACTGGACCAGAACCTTCAGCATTAGCAACAGATTTCTGCTCCACAATATGTAACGCCATCTCCATCGCAGCTGATTTAGATCCGGGTGCAGAGTATTTGGGCTTAAATTGTTTTTCATTTACTCTAACCATTTCTTCTCTACTTGGTCCATTCTTTTCAGTACCGATATTAGCCGCCTTAAAAGCAGTCCCTCGAGACGAAGTCTCACAATTTTCAAGCGCAAAGTCACGATTGACCCCACGATCCGAAATGACTTCTTTTGCATGACCTGTTGCGAATGGTTTTTCGTCAGCGTTGTCCCTAAATAATTCACAAACAACAACGACTCGAGTGTCTGACTCCGCGACAATCCTTGTTCGTACTGCTCCATTTGGATACCTTTCCCAGAATATGTTTGATCGTTCTTGTACTGTGGTGTAATCATCTAAATTAAACATTACTCACCTTCTTTCCAGTCAAACTCTCCGTCTTTTTCTGCATCAATACATAGTTTGTAGATCGCCACGTATGCACAGATGTCCACGATACTGTCATGGT